TTTGTGCACTTCTTGGTGTTTTTTTATCTGTCATGTGTACCTCCTATACGTACTTAGCATATTCACTTAGAGGAACTCCAAGCTTATTTGCTATTTTTACCTGACTAGGACTTAACCTAACAGATTTGCGCCCTGTGGTTGCAGACCTATTTGCAGAAGCGACTGGTTGGGCGATTTTAGCGCTTCTAGTTGTCTGATCCAAATCTTCAAAAGATTCGGGAAACTTTAATTTTACTCTTTGAGTAAGCTCATTGTAATAGTTATCTGATTCTGTGTCAAATCCTTCTGCTACTAACCCACGATGTATTCTTTGCGCATAGTCAGTCATTTCTTGATCTTTTTTAAACCAGGTATTTTCCGCAGCCCAATCAAGAGCCTTTTGAGAAGGCTGTCTTAGATTTTGTTGTGGAATCTGAACTTGAGGTTGCGCTTCCATTTCTTTTTGGAAAGCCTCATACTCTTGTTCTTTTTTCTGTTTTGTAACACGTATTCTTTCTGCTTCTAAATCCAATTTAGTTAAGGCTTGTCTAGCTTCCTCCTCTTTTGTATAGTCGCCTGCCTCTCTAGCTCTAATTAAATTCTCCTTAGCAAGATCAGATGCCATTTTATTTCTAACCTCACTCTCAGACATGTAACCCTTATCTATGTCATAAGTTTTCTTTTTGCTTTCATTTAATTCTTGTTGGACGCTTTGTGCATATTGTAAAGCTGCTTCTCTTTCTCTTTCAGCTTCTCTTACTTTGAATGTTAGTTTATCAATACGTTTTTTTACTTTATCTGAGTATTGATCCATCTCCTCAGATTGTTCCTGAGCAACTTCTACATCAGGTTTTAAAGGATCTTTTTCCTCTGTTTTTATTTCTTCATATTTGTCAGGTTTTACTGCGCCGTGAGACTTGTCTTCTAATTCGATTTCCGCTCCCTCGCCTGATATATCCAGATCTACGAGCTTTTCATCTTTTACAGTTTTAAGTTCTGTTTGCATGGTTAACCTCCCATGTTATATAATTGTTAATACGTCTTCAGGTGTTTCAACGGTTCCGAGTATTTCATCATCATTTAATAGTCTGACCTCTCCTCCTTCAATCTTTAGTCTTGATCCTGCGTATCTGCCAAACACGACCCAATCTCCTTGTTTACACCAAGGTCCATTAGGAAACTTTTCTTTATCTTTATATGCATCATCTCCTGTATCTAACACAAGAGCAACTGATGCTGTTAATTGTGAATCTTCTATTGTTTTATCTGTGAGCAAAACTCCACCTTTTGTTTGTTGTTTTGCTTTAAATGGTAATACCAATATACGCCATCCGACTGGCTTTGGTAATTTTTGTAATTCTGTTCTATCTGCCTTTACACCCTCATTAGGATTATTATATTTTTCCATAATGTGATCAGGCACATATAATGTTTTAGTCATCATTTTTCTCCTCTTCGTCCAGCAGGCGAGAAAGCTCCTGTTGGCATATGTCAATCATATGTAACTTACCTTGAATATACTTATATTCTTCATAATTTTCAACCCCTTGTGTCAAAGCATCAAAAAGTTGTTGTCTATATAATTTTAACTGTTTTTGAAATTCGTATAAAACCCTAGTGCTCATCCTAAACAGTTAATTCCTGGGCACAATTTTTCAAATCTCAATTGATTACCATCTTTAGTTGAGTACCATGTCTGCTCTCTGCTTTTATTTACTGTGTATGCCTTTGCTCCAACTTCAGGTGTGGCTATTTCTACAGCTTTACTTACTGCTTCTAAGTCATAATCATCTCCAAACATAACGCCGTCTGGTTTTAATTTTGGCCACCAATTAGTAATATCATCCATGACGGCTTCATGTTCATGTGCGCCATCTACCATTATATAATCAATCGTGGCTTCTTCAAATTTTTCTAAAATTTTTGTATCATCAGATCTACCTTGACAAGGTATTACCATCTCTCTTCCTATAAAAAATTTAAGATTATCTTTAAAAATATGTAAAAAATCTTTTGGCAATTTTAATGACACATGTTCTGATGAACCTGCAAAAGTGTCAACACAATAAATTTTAACATTTTCTTTGTTAGCATTCATAAGAGATGTAGCTAAGTAATGTGTAGATCTACCAAGAAAAGATCCAATCTCCACTATCTTTCCATCATCTGGTATTAAATCAACAATATGATCGTAAGTCTCTGAGTAATTAAACCACCCAGGTATTTTAAAATAAGTTTGTTTCATAGTTAAGTGCCTTTTTTATTTGTCTTAACTATTTGTATATTTTTAGGTGGGATTTGCAACCCTTGTGAAACTGGTCCTTTTTTAGGAGGCACTGTCTTCGTTAGTCTCTTCGGTTTCTTCATTTTTACAAGTGCATCCTACGCACCCACATTCATTACAAGATTGTGTGCAATGACACGGACAATCGCATTTTGTACATACTCCCATCATTTCTTTTTTGTTATTAACCCCATCGCACCTTTTGCTCCCTTTATACCAAAGCTCGCACTGCAGGCGATGTATAAGAGGTGCTTATAGTAATCAGGGAGTGAGTGTAAAGCTTCAAAACCCGCTTTTATATGTGGAGTCCATCCGGGTATGAAGACCGCCACCGCTGGAACCAACAGGCATATCAAAATTAGCTCGTCTTTCCAGCTCCCTTTCATTTGATCAACTGCAGTAGCCTCCCACGAAATTTTTCCGGCTATCTGTTGCTCTTTCAGCGACTTCTGCGCCTTAATTTCAGTTAATGCTAGGTCTGCTTTTGCTTTTTTTGTCTCAACGAAGCCTTTTACGGCGTCTCCCACCATATTAGCTATTGGGCCAACTAAAAAATTCATCATTTTTTCTTTACTCCTTTAATTTTACCCTTGTTTATGCTTGCGTAGAACACTTTTGCACCTTCTTTCTTGCCATAAGTCTTTGCCATGGCTCTTTTTATTTTTTTACCCTTCTTGTTTAGAGGCATTTGTTCTCTCTCTAGCTACATCAGCACGTAAATTTGCTAAATCGTAGTCTTTTTGTAATTTTTGTGCGTCTAAAACTTGTTTGTAATCAAATTGATTCTCTTTAAGACCTTGTTGTTCGCCTTTTAATTGCGAATCCATCTCCATTTCTGCTTGTCTTAGTGCTAACTCTTGTTGTTTGAGCATTACAAGTGGGTCCATGTTTTGATCTTGCATAGATTCTGCCTCTTCAAGCACCATTTGTTCTGTAATTTTTGCTATTTCTTCATCAATTTTTATACCACGTTGCATTTGTAAAGCTTGTATCTGTTCTGGTGGTATCTGATCACCAAATTGTGTACGTAATTTTTCTGCTTCCTCTACTAATGCTTGATCGACTACCTGTGTTGCTAACAAAGATACGTGTTGCATAATATGAGATGTCAAATTCATTACTGCCATGGGATTAGCCTTGACTAAAGCAGATGACATAAAGAATCTGTGCGACTTAATATGTAGTTCATGATTTTGTTGTGGAAAAGCTTGTAAGTTTGCACCTTTTAAAACTACACTATGTTCAAGTGCAGGATCTTGTGGTTGTGGTCCTTTTGGTATAGGTAAAATTTGTTCAACATCTTTTACTCCTAATGCGATATACATTCTTCTATATGCTTCATATAGATTATGTATTTGTGGATTTGACTGTGCAAGTTGTAATTGATTTTGTGCAAGAGTAACTCTTTGCGACATCGAGAAAATATTTGGATCTGAAACCGGTAAAATATCTATGGAATCTGCAAAATCTAAAACTTTTATTTCTCTTGGACCACCAGTAACGTTATATGGATATACCGGAGGTAAGGTTAATTTAAAAATATTAGCAAGAAGATTAAATTCTTTTTTCTGTGCGTAGTGTAATCTTTTGTGAACTGCAGACATAACTTTAGTGCCACGTTCCATCAATGCCATTGTAGTACCGACTGGTGTCTGTGAGCTACCTATCTCAGATAGTTGCATGTCTGCTACTGCTGCAAATTGTTTACCCGCATCTACACACACGCCTAATAGTTGTAATAAAACTTGGTCGGGCCCTTTGTAAGGTAAAGGCATTAATGCTTCACGAATAATTCCATTAGGTGCATCGACATCTCTAAACTCACCAGGTTGTAAAGGTTGATCATCATCACGAACTCTCAAACCTCGTGACTTAAAACCTGCTGGTAAGTTGGATAATGTTCCAGCATCTAATAGTTGACGTAGAGCAGATGTAGCAGTTCTAGTTAAACCGCCGATCATATGTATTAATCCGAAACCGTAAAAACCTAAACCAGGTAAAAACTTATAGTGTACAAAATACTCATTCTTTTTTCTAAGTGGATCTTGTTGACTATAGTTTCTATAAATACTTAACACTTGACCTGATGTTCTATCTATCGTCACTATGTATGGAAGCATAATGCCACTAGGTTCGCCAGTCTTAGCATTCATGTCTTCAAAACCCTCAAGGTCTAAATCAACATGTATTTCATATAGCTCAGCCATATCGCTAAGGTAATCTGATTTAGTTCCGTCTATTTGATCTTTCTTTTCTTGAACACCGGAAGTATATTCATCGCTTTCATAAGATTGCAAATCAACATCTAAATAAAATCCTGATACTTGTTTTTTTCTTAAGTCATTCATAGACATTTTAATGACTTGTGTAATTCTTTCACAACTATCTAAATCTGATGCACCGTATGGTACGATAACATCTTCTGCGGGAATAAATTTAGACGTGGCTCTATTAAGTGTTTCTTCAAAGTATATTTTCTTAAATGCACTACCAGATAAGGGTAACTGAAATAGTAATTGATCCATCTCTGGATTGTATTCTTCCATGTTATGTGTAATCTCATAATTCATGTAATCTTTTACACGCTCGGCTGCTTGTTGTAATTGTGTTGTGTTTGCACCTACTACTTGTGTCCTTACAGGACCATCACTAGGTAAAAGCTCAACATAAGACATTGCTTGAAACTGTGTGACCGCCTGAGCTAACATTGGGTGATTAACACTAGAGGCACCTCTAAATGGTCTAGTTCGCTCTTCATATTTAAAACCTAAAAGATCTAAACCCTTTGTGTAAGACTGCTCCCAATCATCTCTTGATGATTTATCGGCTTCAATCTTTTCAACTAATTCGTTTGATAAAGATTGCATATAACTTTCATCTAACACCTCTGCTAAGTTAGATGTAAAACCCGCAGCTAATGGTGTATCTTGTTGTCCAACTATAGCACTACCATCTTCAATAATTTCAATATTTGGATCGCCAGATGTATCTAAATCTACAGTAGTGCCTGTCTCCTCTACCTCGATTTTATCATCTGCTGAAGTTATTCTTTGATTATCTTCGTTAGGATCGTCTGATGTGCTGTTATATTTATCTACCATATTGACCGAATATATCTGTGATTGAAACTAAACTATCTTTTGCAATTGTGCCACCATCTTTTTTCTTAAACATAAAGAAAGGTCCTTTAGATTGTGGACTATCTAATGTTAACGTAACCATGTCTACAAGTTGTGGGTTGAACTCCTCTATAACAATTAAGGCATCATTTATAGTGTCACCCTCGCCTAATGGCACAAAATTTAAACTGTCATCATCAGCACGTACAAAAAAATCTTGAAATTGTCCTGGAGCCACTTCTCTAGTTAACACTACATCTTTGTCTCGGTAACCTCCACCACTTACAAATCTTCTTATTTGTTCATTGTAAAATTCATCTAAACCCTCTTCGCTCTCTGTAGTTGTACGTCTAGCCACATCCTCTTTATTCAACTTTAAACCACCATCTACATCTCTGTTGAAAAATCTTAGAGCCTTGCTTGGTTTGGTATTGTCAACAATTTTTTCTATTGCAACATTACCTTTGTATTTTTTTGCAATGTTCTTCATTTGTTGGACAGTGACTTTACCATATAAATTGTTAA